TTTCCTAAATGCGGTGAACCCAATCTTAGACGCAATCAGAAGAGACAGAGGTTTATACGATTTCCGTGTAACAGTTTCTTCAGACACTGCGGACTTAGATAGAAACCAAATGACAGGTAAAATCTATATCAAACCAACAAAATCGTTAGAGTTCATAGATATCACATTCTATATAACACCAACGGGAGCGTCTTTCGAAGACATCTAATAATAACAAATAAGATAGGCCGACATTTTTAAAGTGTCGGCTTATTTATATATAAAACAATACAATGAGAAGAAGAAAAATTTTTGAAGGTTTTGACGAGACAGGGACACCCGATATGAAATATTATGCGTTTGATTGGGACGACAATATTTTAGAAATGCCAACTAAAATTATTTTAAGAGATGAAGACGGTGATGAGGTACCTATGAGTACTGAAGATTTTGCACACTATAGAGGTAAATTAGATTCTAAAGAACCTTTTGAATATGACGGACATAATGTTGTTGGATTCGCTGAAAGACCTTTTAGATTTTTTACAACTGAGGGTGATAAGAATTTTATTGTTGACTCTATGTTAGCGAAAGAAGGTCCTGCTTGGCCTGATTTTGTTGAGGCGATAAATAACGGTTCGATTTTTTCTATTGTAACTGCAAGAGGACACACCCCTTCGGTTATGAGAGATGCGGTGTACAATTTTATTGCAAGTAACTACAAAGGTATTGATTCTAATGAATTGGTTAAAAATTTAGAAAAATATAGAGATTTGGCTGGTTCGGAACGTATGTCTAAAAAAGAAATGATTGACGAATATCTCGACTTATGTAAGTTTTATCCTGTAAGTTATGGTAGTGGTTCGGCTACTAACCCTGAACAAGGTAAGATTGACGCATTAACTGAATTTGTCGATTATATTAAAAGAATGTCTAGATTCTTAAAGAAGAAGGCGTTTCTTAAAAATGAAATCAGTAATAATTTTGTTCCACAAATTGGGTTCTCTGATGATGATTTAAGAAATCTAGAAAAGGTGAAGTCACATTTTGGGGATAAGCCTGATAATATAATTAAAACTATTTCAACGCACGGAGGTGTAAAAAAACCTTATTAATAATATTTATTAATAAAAGGAACTAAAAAAAAATAAATTAATAAAAATTAAAACTAGAAATAATTTATATACTGGAAGTATAATTTGAGTTAATACAAAAGTAAATAGAAAAATTTTTTCAAGTGATATTTATATAAAAAAATAAACTGATTTAAAAAAAATAGACATGGCTGATTTATTAATGAAAATGCCGATACCTTATGAACCGAAAAGAGAAAATAGGTTTATATTACGATTTCCTGATGAATTAGGAATTAACGAATGGTTTGTTGAAACCGCATCTAGACCTAAATTAACTATCGGTACAACTAAAATTGATTTCTTAAACACATCAACATATGTTGCAGGTAGATTTGAATGGGGTACAATTTCGGTTAAATTCCGTGACCCTATTGGTCCTTCAGCATCACAAGCATTGATGGAATGGGTTCGTTTATGTACTGAAACTGTTACAGGTCGTATGGGTTATGCTGCGGGTTATAAAAAACCTGTTTACTTAGAAATGTTAGACCCAACAGGTGTGGCGGTTGAAAAATGGTTTTTGGAAAACACTTGGATTTCTGATATCGACTTTGGTGGTTTATCTTACAGTAGTGAGAATATCGCAGGTATCACGGCAACATTAAGACCTGACCGTTGTGTATTAATTTACTAAAAAAAAACAAAAATATCTTTAAAAATCCACGTAATATATTTATGTGGATTTTTTTATGTTTATAAAAATATTTGACAGACTATATTTAAAATAAAAAGAAACAAATATGGAAACTGCAAATGTTTACGAAGCTGGACAAGAAAATTTTAATTTACCACATGATGTGGTTGCTTTACCTACGGGGGGTGTTTTTTATAAATCAAAAAAGAAATCGGTTAAGATTGGTTATTTAACCGCTAGTGATGAAAATTTTCTTTTAAATTCTAATAGAAATTCAAGAGATAATGTTGTTATAGGTTTATTGAGAAATAAAATATATGAAAGAGATATAAGACCTGATGAATTATTGGAGGCCGATGTTGAAGCACTTTTAATTTTTTTAAGAAACACATCTTTTGGTCCTGAATATAATTTAAGTTTATTGGACCCAAAAACAGGAAAATATTTTGAACACGTTGAATATTTGGATTCTTTAAGAATTAAAGAAACAGAAGTCCCACCTAATGAAGATGGAACATTTACTGCTAAATTACCAAAGACGGGTTTGTCTGTTGTTTTAAAACCTTTAACTTTTAATGAATTAAATGAACTTGATAAACAAATTGAGGAATATCCTTCAGGATTGGTTCCTCCTAAAGTCACTTGGAGATTAAATAAAATGATAGTGTCAGTTGATGATAAAACTGATAGGGGGTATATTGCTCAGGTTGTGGAATCATTACCTATTATGGATTCAAAATATATTAGAACATTTATTAAAGACAATACACCTTCGTTAGATTTGACGAGAACTGTTTTAGCCCCGTCAGGAGAAAAAGTAACCTTTGATGTTACTTTTGGGGCTGAGTTTTTTCGCCCTTTCTTCTAATTACGCAAAATACTTACTTGATGAGTTTTATATTTTGGCTAAATTCTTATATATGTCTTATAATGAATACCTTAATATTCCAACATATATAAGAAAATATTTGATTAACAAAATTATCGAAGACAATACACCGAAGGAATAGTAAAATTTTCTTCGGTGTATTTATATTATATAATATAGTAAAATTATGGCTGTAAGAGGTAGAGGTGAAAATGCCGATGTTGGGGGTGATGCTTCAGGTGTAAATAGTGCATTGGGGTCAATTGTTGATGGATTTCAAAATGCTATTGCAAGTTTAGGTGAGGCATTTAAAGAAAATATTAATCCTGATAGACTTTATAAGACTATTATGGAGGTTGATGAGGCTGCGTATAGTATATCTAAATCTTTTGGTACAGGTGCTCAACAAGTTCAGAATTTAAAAACTAATTTATCCGATGCTATTGTTAAAATTAACAATTTAGGTGGAAGTTTTGAGGATATTTCAAAAATTCAATCGGATGCTGCTCAGACATTAGGTAGAAATGTTGTAATTGCGGGTGAAGAATATGAAAAATTATTTGCAACACAACAAGTCACTAGTCAGTCAACTACGGAAATTGTTGGTTCATTTAAAGATGTCGGTATATCACTGTATCAATCAACCAAAGAAATGGAAAAGGTTATTGGTAGAGCGAGAGAAATTGGTGTAAATGCAACTGCGGTAAGTTCACAAGTATTGGCTAATATGGATATGTTAAACAAATACACATTCAAAAATGGTGTGGATGGTTTAGCAAAAATGGCGGCTCAAGCGGTTAATTTACGTATTAATGTTAATGAAATTTCAAATGCGATGGATAAAGCATTTAATCCTGAGTCAGCAATTGAAATGGCAGCATCGTTACAAAGATTAGGTGTTGCACAATCAGATTTATTAGACCCTCTTAGATTAATGGACTTGGCTCAAAATGACCCAGCTGAGTTACAAAATCAAATTGCTGAAATGTCAAAACAATTTGTTAAATTGAGTGACGATGGTAAATTTGAAATTATGCCAGGGTCAAAAAGACAACTTCAAGAAATTGCAAGTGCTATGGGTATGAGTTATAGTACTCTAACTAAAATGGCGATTGGTAGTAAGGAACTTGATGATAAAATGTCTAAAATTAGGTTCCCTGATACATTTACTGAAGAACAAAAAAAGATGATAGCCAACATGGCTGAAATGGGTGAAGGTGGTGAGTATAAAATGACTCTCGATGGTGATACTTTGAATATGGAAGATGCTATTCAAAAAATTCAATCAATGAGTGAAGAAGACCAAAAGAAATTATTTGACGCTCAGAAACCTGTTAAAATGGAAGATTTGGCGAGTGAATCATTAAGTACACAACAGTCGATGTTAGCGGTTTTAGAAGGTATTAGAAATAAATTACCTGCAGCTTTAGCGGGTTCAAAGGCCGTTGGTAAATTTACAGGTACGGTAAAAAGTTCAGCACAAGATTTTGGTAAATCGTTAGATGATGAATTAACAAGTGTTACTACTATAAGAAAAAAGTTAAATGAAACGACAACAGGATTATCGGAGGCCTTTGAAGGTGGGACACTTAATGTTGGAAAGTTCAGAGAAGTTATGAACAGTGCTGGTGAATATGTTGGTACAACTTTTATGGGTGAGCTGGAAAAAATAAAGACGTTAACTAAAGGAGGGTTGTTTGGTGATAAAAGTGATAATGAGGGTCCAAATTATCTTACCAAAGCACAAGAGGAAGAGGAGAAGAAAAAGAAAGATGCCGAGGCAGCAGCGGCGGCAGCTGCTAAAAAGAAACAAGAAGAAGACGCTAAAAAAACTGTTGCAGGTAGTGATGTTATAAAAATGCCAGGACAAAATGTTCAATTATTACCTCAAGATTCAATATTTGCAATGACTAAAGGTCCTGAATTTTTAGAGAAAATGAAATCTTTGGGTGATAAAAATAATGCGTCATATAGTGAAAATAAAAATACACACGACATAACACTAACCGTTAAAATTGATGGTGGTAACTTATCTCAAGATAAAATAATGGAGGTTCTAAACAGAACTGAAACATTACAAGCCTTAAATAAAAAATTAAAAGAAACTGTTAATAGTAATGGTTTAATGGTTTAAAAATAACCAATTAATCTATTTATAAAATAAAAAATAGAATATGCCAGGAAGTCCATTATCATTTGCGTCCACACAACAATTACGAAATGCGTTGATGGCCAAAAATTTGGGGTTATATAGTGTACAAGGTACTTATACCCCACCTGTTGGTGCATTAAATTATGAAATTGTTTTAAGTGATTCAAATGTAATTAATTCACCTAATAATCTTAATGCTACGTCACCAAATAATTATTATCCAATTAATGAGTTTGGACCAACAGGGGGTTATTCAAACACTATGGCGTTAATAAAAGTTTTATCTAACGGTCCAAATAAAGGACCTTATTTAAATTCATTTGTACCTTCAAAGTATACACCATATTCAATACTTTTAAATTCTAATCCTGCGGGTTCTAACGGTAATTTAAGTCAGGATTCGTATATGGCTCAGTTTGGTGCTAAATCATTAAAACAAAATTTTAAAAATAGAATTGATTTAGAGATATACCAACAAACACTTGGTAAAGTAACTTTAAGTTCATTACAAGACCCTTTTGAAGCCTCTTTGGTTGCAACAGGACAAGTACCATTAATTTATAGAAATTGGAAAATTACGGTACCTGAAAATCCCGCAGTTGCGGCATTTGATTTTGCAACAAGGATATCAGGTGCTTATTGGCCTGTTTCATTTATACCTGGAGATTATTTTCAGGAAAATGTTAATAACGGATTACCGACATCACAAACCTCATCCGCATTAAATACCGTTAATCAATTAACAGGAGGGGCGTTAGGTGCGGCGTTAAATTTAATGAGGAATCCTTCACAAATATTCTTAGCAAATACGGGTAACGGACAAAAATCCGCTTTATTTGCTAACATATATTATAACAAATATAGACCAAATTACGATGGTAGTTATGGTGGTTTCTTAGGTGTTGCTGAAGGATTAATTAACAGTATATCAAATATTGTTAATCCAAACGGTACTGTTACTAGTAGTTTTTATATTGGAAGTCCTAATAGTGAACCCGAACAAATAACATCACCCCCAAATCAGATACCTGTTAATTCGTTAGGTTCTCAAGTATCGGCACCTGTTTATGGTCCTGATGAGATAGCTAAACTTTATGAGGGAAATATTGAGAGATTAAATTTTGGTTTAGGTGCGGTATCTAATGAAGATAGAGGTCGTGTTGATGGTTTGTTTGTTTGGACATCACCAAAATATAAAAATAACGCAGGAAAACACCCTACTGTTGGTGGTGGTGCTGGATTACAAGACAAAGAGTGGAATTCAATTAGTTCAAACTATCAATCAAGTGAATCAACTAATATTGAATTAAAACCTGATTCAATTCTTGATAATACTCAAAAATTAATTAATTCTGCCGATAATGTAACAGGACCAACAAGACTAAAACATGTTGGTAACGCGATTAATCAAGTATCTAAAGTATTTAATGATGGTTATAAAGAAATAACAAAAGGTTCTAAAATTGTTTCATATAGTGATGATACCACGGGAGCAATCGCGGGGATTGAATATTGTAGAGTGTTTGCGAAAGATACTCCATATTATACTTATGGTGACTTACAAAAAACCGATGGTATAACAACATCAGGTAGAAGATTTGAATATTCTGTTTTAGACAACACATACAACTTAAATATTGCACCATTAAAGAATCCTGGCTCAACAAATATTGTTGCTGGTGATAGTGATTGGAATCAAACAGGTGGGTATGCTAAGAAATATATGTTTTCAATTGAAAACTTAGCATGGAGAACATCAGGTAGGGATGGTTTAAAATATGATGACCTTCCTATATGTGAAAGAGGGCCTAACGGTGGTCGAGTTATGTGGTTCCCACCTTATGATATTAAGTTTAGTGATAGTAGCCAGGCAAATTGGAACCCAACTAGTTTTATAGGTAGACCTGAACCAATTTATACATATAAAGATACAAGTAGAAGTGGTACATTATCTTGGAAGATAGTTGTTGACCACCCGTCTGTTTTAAATGTTATTGTTGATAAACAATTAAAAAATGCTAGTTCGGATAGAGTTAATTCAATCATAAATTCGTTTTTTGCGGGTTGTGCCAAATTTGATTTATACACATTAGCTACAAAATTTAATACAATACCTGTAAGTGAATTACAACAAATACAAACGGCATTAAATAACCCTAGACTAACACCTGAAGAATTAGCGGGGTTAAAGGCTGAAATACCTGCGGAAAACACAGGAAAAGGTGGTACAGGTGATAATGTTGAGACCGCACAAAATAATCAACCCAAATGTGATGAATTTAAATCTAAGTATGAAAAAGGTTTTGGATTTTATTTTGAAAATGACATACCAAAATCATCAGGTGTTGATTTTAAAACAACGTATGAATCATACGTAAGTGATAGTAATGTATCAAAATATCAAAGTAATGCTGACGGAGCTAATTTTAAGAATATTAGTAATACCGCAACTACGGCTTTCTTTGAGGTAATTAAAGGTAACTTTAAAACAATGAATGAACCATTTATCGAAGATGCGTTTAATTTATTAAGTAATAATATTGCAAGTGGTATTACTATTAATATGATTGGTTCAGCATCTGCGGTTGCGTCACCTAGTTATAATAAAGCCTTATCTGAACGAAGAATTAGTTCTGTTAATAAATTTTACGAAAATTCTAAGTTAGGTGAATTTATGAAAAATGGTCGTTTTAAAGTTGTTTCGGCTAAAGGTGAAGGTGAAGGTGCGGTAATTCCTGTTAGTGAAGAAGGTGAAACAGGTGGGGAAATAAATTGTACTGAAGATATCAAGAATAAAAATAATCAATCAACCCCACAAACACAAATATATGCGGTTGCTGCCATGGCTTGTAGACGTGTAAGAATATCAGGAATAACAATCACACCTGTAGTTATAGTTCCACCAAAAAAAGAAGAAAAGCCGACTGAAATTAAAACAACAACTGTTGATACAATCAAACCTCAACCAACAACTAACACGTCTGAAAGTTTAAAAAAAGGTTTAAGTAAAAAAGTTTTAAGAGCGTTGTTATCTGAGTGTGATTACTTTGAAATGATTAAAGAAGAAAATCCAATGATTTATTCATCATTTAAAGAAAAGATTAAATACTTTAGTCCTGCGTTCCATTCAATGACACCTGAAGGGTTAAATTCTCGTTTAACATTCTTGAATCAATGTGTTAGACCTGGTGATACAATTCCTGTTATAGGTCCTGATGGTAAACCAAGATATAACGATTCACTAAATACTTCGTTTGGTACACCACCTGTGTTAATATTAAGAATTGGGGATTTCTACCATACTAAAATAATACCTAATAGTGTTAGTTTTAGTTATGAACCATTGTTGTTTGATATGAACCCTGAAGGTATTGGTGTACAACCAATGATTGTAGATGTACAGATGAGTTTTAATATAATTGGAGGTATGGGATTAAAAGAACCTGTTGACCAATTACAAAACGCTTTATCATTCAATTATTATGCAAATACTGAAATATATGATGAGAGAGCAACATATACTGATACAAGTTTTGAAGCGTTAGACAAACAAATTTTTGATTCGGTATTGGCTCAAAGTAATATAAAAAATCAAACAGTTAACAACCAACAGGGTAATAACAACGGTGACCCAATTGGTGAAATAATAACAACAGTAAATGTCAACCAACCTGGTCAAACAGGACAAACAGGTACGATATCTTATCAAAAAGTTATGGATAAATTATTGGACGTTTCAAAAACCTATTTTGAAAACATCGGTAATCAATTAGAAAAAATCCAAACACAATATAATTTTGGTATTGTACAGTTGGTTAGTGACCCTGCTGGACGTGATTATCAATTTGGGTTTATCGCGGGTAAAGCTTATTTTGACAATGCGGTTTTATATGGTAAGCCTAATATAAGTAAAACTGATGAGTTATTTAATCTTGTTATTGATGAAATTAATAACACTACAACTGAAAATAGTGGTAACCCTATCATTGCTTATTTAATTAAAAAGGGACGTTTGTCGACTGAAAATAGTGTGGTAGTTCTTAAACAAAATATGATTCAATTTATTAATGATATGAAAAGTAATTTTGATTCAGGATTAACAAGTATTATCCAAGAAATTACTATGCAACAAATGGATTTATTAACATATATTAGAGAATTAAATTTTGTTACTGAAGAAGAGGCTGACGGTTTTATTAAAGACGGACAAACACCTGAAGTTTATAATATAAGTGGTTCGACTAAGGCGGGTGATACTGTAACACCTGGTCTTGAAAATGATACTTTAAAAGAGTTAACTCTTGATTATGATAAATTGGCAAGTGGTTTAACACAGTATTTATTGTTATTACAAAATGGTTACAAAAACAAACAAGAAACTATTATATTAAATAATAAAAATTTTGATATGGCAATCCCACTTTTACCCATACCTGCAAGTGATATAATTAAATTTGAATCCAAAGTAATGAGTGTTTATTTTTACTTAGTTATGGCTAGAGTTTTAAGTGACGACAACTCAAAACAAAACTTTATTTCAACGATATTATCACCAAATATTAATACTGATAAAAAATTAGTTAAATATGTTAATAATATTTGTGACGATTTACAAGACGAATATGAAAGTCAATTAAAGGATGAGTTAAAAAGATTTGAAAAATTAAAGAAAAGTGATGAATATAAAAAATATATTGATGGTATAACAACTGTTATGTATGAAAGAGGTAAACCTAGAAAATTAGACTATGATAATTTTCAAACACCTATAACGGAAGATTTGAAAGATATGTTAAAACAAATATATGGTAGTGTTAATTATGGGGATGACCCTAAATCATTTGATGGTATAATTAAAATGTAATGGCAGGAAGACAATATTATAACAGATATAACAATTTTGTGTTAAATGGACAACAAACAGTTGTCCCATATGTTACTTTACCCACTAAGTCGAGTGATAAGAGGTATATTTATAAAGTTGGTCAATCAAGACTTGATAAATTATCTCAACAATATTATGGGGCACCATATTTTGGGTGGTTAATTTTGGTTGCGAATCCTTTGTATGGGGGACTTGAATGGAATATAAATGACGGTTCTATATTGACAATTCCATTTCCTTTAATAGCTTCATTACAAGATTATAAAAACGCACTAGATAACCACTTCTATTATTATGGCAGATAAAACAGAAAATATATTAGTTGAATTCGACTACAATAACATTACCATTGTTGACCCAAACAAAGTTATTGATTTAAATGGTAATGTAAAAGAAAGAAATGTAAGACAAGAGGACCTTGTTATGTATGCTAATTTAGAGTGTAAAATGATACCAAGAACTAAATTAGCGGTGGGTTCCGCAAATGATGATGCTATTGAAACAATATCGGTAGCATCAATTAATTTCTTAAATCCAGGGGGTAAAACCTTTTTAGATAATGCTTATACTGATGAATTAACAGGTAAAGGTTCTCTTAAAGCTGAAGGTACTAATCAAGTTAATCAAAATAAAATACAAAACCCCAAAAAACCTGGAGATTGGTATATTAAACAAACTGTTAAATCTGCGGGTAAATTAGGTGCAACCGATAATGGTTTATTAGGTATCACTAGTATTAGGATTAACCAAGATTTATCGTTTATGCCTCAGGTTGACATTGAAATGGAAGATGTTAAAGGTAAAGCGTTATTTGAAGCGGGTGATAATTCACCATACGCAGCCTTCTTCAATTTACCATACCCTATGTTTAATTTAACTATTAAGGGATATTATGGTAAAGCGATTAAATTACAATTAATGTTACAAAATTTCACATCAAGATATGATTCTAATGATGGTAACTTTAAAATAAGTTTAAAATTTTACACATACAAATATACGGTATTAAGTGAAATTAGTATGGGTTATTTGATGGCAACACCTCATATGTATAAATCAAGAGTTAAAGTACAAACACAAAAAGGTGGACCGTCTAATTTTAGTGAAATTGATAATCAAGTTTTTGAAAAAGGTTATCAAAAAATAAAAGAAATGTATAATGAGTATAAATCAAAAGGTTTAATTCCTGATGATTTTCCTGAACTAACGTTAGTACAATTACGAAATAATATTGAGAATTTTATTAAAAATGTTTTGGATGATTTTACTAAACAAAATTTAGACCCAATTACTAAATTAGATGAATATCAAAAATCATTAAACGAATATGAACGTGATGTGTATTTGTATTTATCAGGGGGTAAAGGCTCTTGGTTTGACCAATACATGGACAGAACAAATTTTTTAATATTAAAAGATGGTTCTAAAGTGTATACCTATAAAAAAGAAATTGATGTTCAAGGTAGGGCAAATTCTAAAACAGACCTGGCATCTAATTATATTACAAAATACAATGATATTTTAAATTCTAACAAAACTGTTGGAAAGGATGGTAGTTATACTATAAATGGTAAAACAAAAAAAATAACTATACCTAACAATATAACAATTAATACGTTTAAAGCTGCGGATGTTAATGAAAATAATGTTGATATGGTAACAACATTTAGACAGTATAAAAAAATTAACAGAGACCCAACTCCTGAAGAAAAAAATACGTTATCATCTGATTTACAAAAAGCGGGTATTTTTGATACCACACCTATTACTAATGTGTTAGGCTATAAAATATTACCAACAGAATGGTTTGTGTTTGAAGGTAAACAAGGGACTTTTATGGATTTGACAGGTAAAATGTCAAAAGAATTAAAAATTTATAGAGAAGAAATTGAATCTGAATTAACAGTCGCATTATCTAATTTATTAGAGAGTAAGACTAATGGTATTGGTTTTGTTCCTTATATTCGAAATGTTTTGGCGGTTATTTTTGCTAACTGTGAAGGGTTTATTCGATTAATTGATGAGGTACATTATAAGGCTTGGCAAGTTAGAAATGATAAGTATAGAAAAGATGCTATTTTTGAAAAAGAAGTGTCCGCGGCAAGTCCTGACACCAAAGATGTTAATGTTAATGAAGATATTCCTGTTTATCCTTGGCCACAATATATTGTTGCAACTTCGGGTGATAATGGTCAAGAAAAATATGAAATACAATATCCTGGGGATGCTAAATTTACAAGTAAAACTAAAGGTTATTTATTTGATGTTTGGCCAGAAATTGAGTTTGTTGAGGAATTTATTAAAGGGTTTGTTGAAAGAACATTACCCCCTGAAGACCCAACCGCGGGTAACAATGAATTAACTCAACCGCAAAGGATTAGTTTTAATTCTTTAGAATACCCTGTTAATAACCAAATATTTGGTAATAAAGAAGAAGTTAAGTTCATATATGAAATGTATGAAAGGTTATTTATCTATACTTATTACACTTGTTTAGGTAGAGTAACGGGTACAGGTGAAATTGATACGATAGCAAAATCAGTCGCTGAAGTTGAGAGTAATAATATTATTAAAGCTTTATCAAATGAAAATGTATTTTTAATTCAGAAGTTAAAAAATTATGGTTTAAATGCTGCGAATATTGTGCCTACATTAAAACATATTTCAAACGGAGGGGTTGGTGAGAGTTGGCAAAATTATATTAGAGGTATTTTTAACACAATATATTTAAGAAATATTGTTAATAATTCTCAATTTGAAATACTTAACAGTTTATCAGGTGTTAGTGACCCATTGTTATCATTTAACAATGAAACGGGAATGGTTGGTTATCTAACGGGTTCAACAAATTCTAATAATACGACATTTGTTGATACATATCCTTTTACTAATTTGTTTTGGTTAAAAACTAATATGGCTAACGGTACGACAATAAGTAGTACTCAACAATCATATAATACAACTAAAGTATTAACATTACACCAAAGTAAAAAAATGATTTCTAACTTTAATGATGGAGATACTGCGGATGTTAAAAAACCATTTACTTATTTTCCATCAGTTGGAAACCCAACAAGTTATTCGACAGGTGATTTAAAAACTTTTTATAGTAACAAAAATAACAATAATTATTTTTTCACTGAAGGTAGACTTTGGTACACTAATTACAGTGGTAATGTTTTATCTGACCAAACGGTTTCAATGTTGAATACTCCGTATTTTATTAATTCTATTCAGATTGGTGTTGAAAATTTTAGAAATTCTGACCCTTACCCATATAAAGAGGCGGCGTATTTGTTTTTAAATAGTTTACCTTTAAGTACTTTACGTGAAAAATATAAAACATTAGTTGCGGGTGCTAATAATACATCGTCAACAACTGATTTAGATTATATTTTTGCTACAATGAAAAAATTTGGTGCAATACATAAGTTACCATACGCTTGGATATTAAAATACGGTTCAATATGGCATAGATATAAAACATATAAAGAAACGGGTGTTGACTTTATTGACACATCTTGGTCTGGGTTTAGTTATGTCAAAAATTTTGACCCAATAACAAATGACCCTAATAAAAATTATAATTTAGATATTAATGGGATTAATTACGACATCACTCTTGAAAAAAATACTACATTAACAACTACTGTAGGTACGGATACTTCATCATTAATTAATGTTGGTTTTTACCCTAAAACAATTAATGACTTTAATGTGTTCTTCCAAGGGTTTATGTTATATTCAGGATATACATCTGCCGACATACAGAACGGTATTAACTCAGGATTAACCTTAACCTATGTTCCTGAAGCGATTATTAACGAGAATGATAAATTACTTAACGCAACAACTGCGGACACTCGAAATATTATTGTTAACCCTTGGTCTGTGTATGTTAAAACATTAGATACTAATTATTTTTATTTAATGCCTTCTGAAGGTTCTATTATTAATCAAACGAAAGACGAATGTTTTAATTCGGGTGGGGAACAAACTCTTGAAATAACAGGTAATACTGCGATGTTTAATGGTTCAGTTAGATTATTTTGGGGAGCGCCTAATTATGGGTATTTTGATGTTGACAAAATAGTTAAACCAACACCTGAACAATACTTAAAAGAAATATTTACAAGTGAAAGTGTTCAACATAGTTTTAAATTAGATGGGTCGTCATTATCTTATAGTAGTATTGATGATATGTTTGGTGTGTTTGAAAAAAGTGTGTTAGATGTTTTAGAACAAGAGTTTTTAAATTATTCTAAATCAATTTATGATACTTTAGAAGGTGACCCAAAACATAATTTCCAATCAATGTTAAGGACAATTTGTAAAATACCTAAATCAACGGGTGACACACAATTGTGGTTAATTAGGGAAATGCAATTTCAACAAAATAAATTGGTAATGACAACTATCAGTGAATTTTTGGATTATACTAAGATAATAAAATATGGTAATCCTTCTTCATATGATAAAAAATTATTTTACACCTTTTCGAGTTTGAGTATTGAAGACCCCTACACATTTGGGTCTTATAATGTGGTAACACCAAATGCTTTACCAACTTCGAGTAATTCCGTTACGTTGGCAACATCAAAGGTTAATTACCCAAATCAATGGAAGGCACTTGAAATATATGTTGGATTCTCAACAATTGATAATCTTAAATACGATAATAATGGGTCATATATAACAGATTTTTTTATTGACAATGACGTTGATTTTACTGTTCAAAACATACAACAATTTGCACCGTTAATTAAGATATATGCGACTCAAAAATTAAAAGACTCAACTTATAACATTAATAAATTTATTACTGACACGACTAACTATATTTTAAAATTTGATAGTTTTCAGGATATTGTTTTTAACAATATTATGACAACATTAAATAAAAATTTACCTAATGTTAATAGTAGTCCTGAGAATCAAGTACCGTCAGATTTACAAGGTGACCAATCTAAATTGGAACTTTGGGGGGCGTTTAAAGCTTTAAATGATAAATGGATATCAGGTAATGATTTTAAAAATAAAACATTATTTGAAGACATTTTATTATTAGATAGAGCTAGTAGAGATATTGGTACAAAAATTCTTGTGGATGTGTATAAATTAAAATCAGGTCTTGAGGGGGTGATGAATTCACCTAAAGTGTCGGTATTAAGTTATGTGACGACTTTACTACAGGAGAATAATTTTGTGGTGATGAACCTACCATCTTATGTTAATTTCTATAACGTACAAGATGTTAGTAAAAATCCAAAACCAAAACCTGAAGGTACATTAGAATTTGCCAATACATTATTTGGTACTTTCTTAAATGTTGACTATCGAGATACGGGACCAAAAATGGTTTGTTTATATGGTGGTAAACCATCTGAACAATTAGATTTAAAAGAAAATGTTGATTATAGATACAGAAACGACGCGTTTGATTTACGAAAAGTTGATAATCCCCTTGTTGAAAACCAAGACGGAAAAAAAGATTGGGACAAATCAAATAAAGTTGTTGGATTTAACGTTGACATAGGACCTCAAAACCAATCCATATTTTATGGTTTTATGGTTGACCAAAGGAATAGTACTTCAACTGTGGAGTCTTTAGAAGTGCTTAATCAAATGGCTAACATTTACGGTAACAGAGTTGGTAGTACTCAAAGTACCGCATTATATAACTTGTATAAAAATAGAAGTTATACTTGTACCGTTTCAATGATGGGTAACGCGTTAATACAACCAACGATGTATTTTAACCTTAGATATGTACCTATGTTTAGTGGTCCTTATATGATATTAACAGTTAGTCATAGTATTAATAGAGGTCAATTTGAAACTGTAATTTCGGGTATTAGACAACCAACCGCGTCATTACCTAAGATTGAAAATTATATTCAAACGTTAAGGAATAATTTATTAAAAAGTATTATCGAAGAAAATAAGAAAAAAACGGCAAATGAATTAGCCAATAAAAAAGGAGGTACAACAGATAAAGATAAACAAGCTAAGATTCAAGCGATAACAGGTGGAGATAAAGAATTAACTCAACCACAAACTTGTAAGGCCTTAGCACCATACGATGATTATCACAACATAACACCAACTGTTAAAAATATTACTTTTACAAATGCAAAAGGAAATATTTTAGAATTAATTAGTAATGGTGGTTATGAGACTTCTAAATTAAAATATGTTACGTTTGCCGCTATGTATGTTGAATCGGCTAATAATAATTCTAAATTCACTGCATATGAAAATAACTATGCGGGTGTTACTTTAGATGGAGGTAAATGGCCTAACCAAGTTTATTTTAGTGGTAATAAACAATTTTTCTGTCAAACAACTGAGGGTAATGCAACTACGTTACCATATGCGGTTTTTGACGATATTCAAAACCACATCAAATTTATATTAAGTAGATATGATAAAAAAATGACATCGGAAGTTGAGGTGACCGCTAAATCAATTGCTAAATTTTTAATTTTAAATAATCTAACGTTAGATGGGCCTAAAACTAAAAGTATTGATGTTTATAACGGTTATGATGCTACTAAGTTAAAAAATTTAGAAGATAAGGTACAAAAATCAATTGATATATTTAATGCGACAAATTAAAAATTGAAGATATTTATATAAAAAATAAGGATATGAACACTAAATTAATATTAGATAATTACTTAGGTAAGAATACTAAAACAACGGAAAAAGATTTAGGTAACGGAACTAAACAAGTTTGTGACCTAGACACTGGTGATTGTTATACTATCAGAATGAAAGATGGTTTAATTGAGCGAGTAGATAATACTATGAATACTAATAAAAGAATTCAGGTTGAAACTAAGAATGGAGTTAAACAATTATTAAATGGTTAATAATATGAATATAGATATTAAAATTTTAAACGAACTGAAAAGATATAATCAGATTAATAGATATATCACGGAACAAGATGCTGGAGCGGCTTTACCACCACCACCTGTGGACCCCGCGGCTGACCCTGCGGCGATTCCATCACCACCTGTAGACCCAATGGCTGCGGGAGGAGCACCTGTAGACCCAATGGCGGCAGGAGGAGCACCTGTAGACCCAATGGCTGCGGGAGGTGAGATACCTGAACCAATTGATGTTCCAAATGACCCTGATGTTGAAAAAATTGAAGATAAAGAAAACAAAAAAGAATTAGAAATAACTGATTTGGTTAAGGCTCAAAAGAAAATTGAGACAAGACAAGAAGAATACTTCGAAAAACTATTTAATCATATTGATAAATTAGAAAACAAATTGGGTGAAATGGATAATATCGTTAATAAATTGAACGATTTAGAATCTAAAGTTGAAAAATATAGAACAAAAACACCTGAAGAAAAATTAAAATTAAGAAGTTTAGATTCAGGACCGTTTGACCAAACTTTATCACAATATTTTGAAGACAAAGAAGATGAGTTTGACAAATTGGGTAGAGATGAATATATTTTAACTAAGGATGAGGTTGAAGACTATTCACCAAGTGATATCAAAAAATCGTTTAGAAATTTTGAGGATTTTGACCAACCTGACAACTTTAAAAGAATTAGATAATTTAAAGGGGTCGAAAAAGACCCCTTTTTTTTACAGACATATTGACTGACAAGAATTTTAGAATTATAATTTAGTAAACCTTTAAATAACATATAATATGGCGACAAGTA